TTGCCCTGCGCGTCGGTCCCGGTCTGTGACCAGTTCAGGCTGTTGCCTTGCGCGTCGGTCTGGTTGACTCGGTTAAAGGCTGCGTTCTGAAACGCGTTCTGCGTGTTCTGCGTGTTGGCCTGATTGGCGACCGCGCCGACGTTGAGCGGTTCCGGCTTCTTTGGCGACTTGAACAAGCTGCCCATTTATCCACCTGCATTGATCTGGGGTCATCGCGAACACAAACGCGTCGTTATGACGGCCTGCGCCGTAATAGCTGCGGGCGATGCCCTCAAATTTGAAGCCGAACTTCGGGGCCGCCCGCTTTATTGTGCTGTTGGTGCGCGCGGTCCTGACCTCGAGACGATGCACGCCCCAGGCAAGAAACACCGCCGCAAACATCTCTTTGAACGTGTCGTTGCTGCTGCGCCCGTATAGGTGCAACTCTGCCGTCGTCTCGCCGCGCCATGTGATCAAAAAGCAGCCGCGCAACACGCCATCGCTATCCACGATGCCAAGCACGACGCGAGGCGTTTGCAGCGCCGTCACGCCGAATTTCTGCTCAAGCCAAGCCAGGATCGTCTCATCATGACCCGTGACGAGCTTCACAGGTATTCCCCCGGCTCATGCAGGATCACGAAACCCTGAATTCGCATGGTTTCTTCGGACGTGTTGTCCGTGCCCAACTCACCCTCACCCCATGCAGCCAAGCCCCAGCCTGACGTGTCGGCGTTGACGCCCGTCTGGGCTTGAAACTTCAGGCTCCCAAAGGTGCCGAGCGCGAACACCGTCGCCCAATCGTTGATCTGCACATCCGCGCCGCCCCAGGCCGCAACGTCCCAAGACGAGCTATCCCAAAGCGCGGCGGTGCTGGTCGGCGTGCTGTTGAGCGTGGTTAGGCTTTGCGTCTCGACGAAATCAATCGAGATGCCGAGGGACGGTCTATTCGTGCCGTTGGCCGTTATCAGCGGCTTCAACATTGAGAACCGCTTCAACGTGGCTTGGCCGAAGGCTGAATAGGCTGTCTGCCCAATGGCCGTGATTGGCAGGGACACATCAGACCGCCCGGTGTCAGCCCGGAACACTTCGCCATCTGCCCCGGCGAAATAGAGGTTGTCGTTATAGACGGCCCAGGTCAACGCGTTGTGGTTGTCGTACTCGCACCATGCGCCCGTCAGCGTATTCATGACGAACTGCTTGGCAGCCGAGCCTTCCGCCGTGGGAATGTTGACGATCAGCCGCGTGCCCTTGGCGTAGCCGCACAACTCCCAGCCCCAATTGCTCGAATAGCTCAACGATGCTTCGTTGAAGGCTTGGCTAATCCGTTCCGAAATGGCCACCCGCTCGGCTTGGCTCTGGTCCACCGAAAGCAGCTGGCTAAGCGGAAACACCCCCTCAACCGTGATCAGCAGCACATCCGCGCCGAAGCGCGTAAAGCAGCGCCGGCCAATGGGTGTGGGAACATCGAATGTGCCGACCAACGACCATGTATCCGCCGAAGCCGGGTCCGTGCCCTGGTAGAGCGCCACCTGGCCACGGCTCGATATTGCCACAAGGTAGTCATCCGCGCCGCTGCCGCCGTCTCGGGTCCATGTCGCCAGCGCCAGCAGATATCCGCCCCGCGTAAACAGCGAGCCAAATTGAAACTCACTGGCTGAGCCCGCTACGGCTTCCGTGCCGAGGTACGCCGCCTTGGTGCTGTTGTTCAGCACAAACCAAATGCGCTTCTTGTGACTGATGACGTGAACCGCATCCGCCGCCGTAATGCCGCTAATGCTCGGCGCGGCCCAGGTTGAGCCGTTGTAATGGATCGGCGCATCCGTGCCGTTGACCATGAACAGGTAATGGCCGGCGCTGGTCGTGTGGTTGCACCATTGCCACCGATCCTCGGTCCCGGATGCGTAGCTGAACACGGCCGCCGTCGTGCTCGTCACGTTCCAGACCGCGCCGCCGGCACAGGCGAACATCTTGGAGCTCGACGGGCCTTGCCAGATCGGCAGCGTCTCAACAATGGGCTCATCAACCGTGTAGACGGTCAGCGTTCCAGAGCCTGCCGCCGTGATATCCACGACGCTGCCGCCCTCGGTTGCGGATACCTTGAACGTGTTGGTTGCGCTGTCGCGGATGTAGTAGGTGCGAGACGACTGCAGTCCGCTCGGGAGCGAGGTTTCAGCGTGAAACTTGACGCGGGTCGCGTCGGCAAGGCCGTGGCCGTTTGACGTAAACGTGTCGGTTGACGTGTTGAGGCTGCTGACGGTCTTGGGGTTGGAGCCGATGTCGTAAGCGTGGCCGCGAAATCCCTTGCGCACCTCCACATAGCCGGGCTGGGGAAACCAGTTCTTCAGCTGCACCGCGTTTTCTGGCTTCATATTGGCCAGGGCTGCTGATGCGTCCCAACCACCGACAGGCGCGGCAATGGCCTTGGAATTGACGACAGGAGCGCGGCGACGGTTGCGAGCGAGGGGCGCGCGAATGACCATCAGAGGTTCCAATTCCCATCAGGCACGCGGGCACGCGGGGCGCGGGTGAGGTCGGACGGCTCGCCCATACTCAAGACAGGTCGCCCGCCGTCACGGTCAATGGCCCGCTTCACGGCGATTTCATAGGTCTGCATGCTCTCGCCATAGTCGAGGCCGCGCGACTTCTGAAAGCGCCAGACGAGGCCAAGCGTGAGCAATTCTTCCCGCACATAGGCGATATCGGTGTCAGCAGTGAACTGCTCGAGCGTCGGCGCTGTGCTGGCGGCAGGACCGACAACGTACTTTGTGACGTACTCGAAAGCATACGTATCGCCAGCCGTTGGCGTCGGCGTGATCAGCAGCGAATTGCCGCGAACCCGAAACGCTTCGGTGATGTTCGGCGCGACGGTGGCCTGGATCATCTGCCAGTCCTGCGGCGTCATCGGGCCGTGAATGAAGTTGTCGCGCGTGCGGTTCCACATCGACCCATCGATAAAGCGATCAAAGTCAGTCGGGATTGCGCCCGACTGCGCCGCCGTGGCCGTGGCGGTGAAGGTCTTTTCAAGGATCAGCGATTGCCAAGCATGGCGCGCGGCCAAGTCTCGCACCTCCTGCTGAGCCAAGCCCAGCAGGTTGCGCACCTGACTATCGCTGGACCCGACCACGGATGACGGGCGCGACAGCCCGATGCGGTCGCAGGTATCTTGGACAACCGTGAGCAGGCTCATTCCGCGATTGCCTCAGCCAGAACCTTGCGCGGACGGCCACGCTTGGGACGCTCGCTGCCGTCAGCCTCGAGGTCGTCGTCATCGGCAGGGCGCGACATCTGAATGACCATCTGCCGCAATTCCTCGAGCTGGTCGGTCAGCGTCGAAATCTGCGTATCTTTCTCAGCCATCTGCGCCGCGAACTTGCCCTGGTCCGACGCGTCCAAGAACCGCTTGGCGTTGGCCTGGATTTCCACCACGCCGGGCAACTGCACGCGCGCGATGATGCTGGAAGAGGCGTTGGCGATTTCCTCGACCGTCTTGAGGCCGAACAGCCTGAACACTTCGGCCTGCTCAGGCGTCAGGCCAGGCCAAGCCGCGAGCGGCGTGCCAGTGACGGGCACGTCCTGGCCCTGCTTCCATGCCTCATAGGCTTTGCTGATGACCTGCCAGCGCTCGAAGGCCATGTTTCCGGCCGTGTCGTCGCTGTCGCGAACCTGCCGAATGCGAGCGAGGTCCTTGACGCGCGCCACCGTCGTCGAGCGTTGCGCCATGCCGGGCGCGCAGTATTCGACCATATCGACGGGCTCTCGCCCCGCCTGATACTTGGTCCAGAATTTTACGATGCGAATTTGGAACATGATGCTTTCCTCAAAGGATAGGCCGGAGCGTTTGCCCCGGCCCATTGCCTCGGTTCAGGTTGCCGTTAGAACGGGAAGTCACACATGATGATCTTGGCCGACGCGTCCACCGCGTAAGCCACAATCGCGTCGGTGACGAGGGCGGACACGTCCAGCGTGCCATCCGTCGCGCCGACTGCCGTCAGGGCATTGCCGTCAGCACCGGCGGTCAGGGCCGGCGTGATGGTTGCGGGACCTTTGATCTGAATCCAGCAATATTCACCATCGGCCGGAGCCGACTGCAGCACGCCAGCGCCAAGGCCCGCGCTGTCCGACAGGTCGGACGTGACCACGGACGTTGCCCCCGCCGACGCGCCGCTCGGCGCGTAGTAGTAGCAGACGTTGCCGGAAACGGCGGCAACCGCGCCGGCCCCGGTGTCGTACTGAACGAACTTGTAGATTTTGCCGTCCTTGTCTTCGAAATGGTCGCCGACGGACGGCGCGCTGCCGTCCTTGAGCGTCGTCGAGGTCCATGTGCCCGTGAGAAGGGCTCCCGCAGAGAAAGACATGTGTGATGGCTCCTATTAGGTGAGGTCGTGAATGCGGCCCTGCAGCGAACGATTGCTGCAGCAAAGCGAGCCCATCCAATAGATAGGCACAACAACAGCGTCCTGATTGGTCGGCACCTTCTCGTCGTCTTCCGTCCACTTGGCGTCCGGATGCTCGACCAGATAGAGGTACTTGGTGTTCAGGAAATAGCCGATTTCGGCGGTCGTGCCGAAGTTGGTATTGTCGTCAAAGATGACCGACGCGCTCTTGTACTTCAACGCCTCGAAGCCGGCAGACGCCATCTTGGCGTCGGCGTAGCGCTGCAGATCCTGCAGACCGCCCTCATAGATCGAGAACAGGTCATGCGAGAACACCAGCAGGTCGGGCTTGTCAGCGCCACGGTTCTGCGCCAGCCATTGGGTATTCATGGCCGCCTTGAGGTTGGCGAAGGTGATGGTAGTACCGCCGCCGGCCGCGATCTCGTTGAACTTGCTTTTCCAGAACGTGTAGGTGCTTGCAGGGATGCCGCCAACCGTTCCGGTCCCGTCCGCCGTGATGATGTGGGCAAGGCCGCCGATCTGATTGGTCAGAGCGCCATCAGAATAGAGGTCAATGCTCATGTTGTTGGCTGCCGTGGCGCGCGCAACCTGCGTGCGGGCCTCGACCAGCTTGATCATCGCTTCTTCGGAATTGTTCATCCGAAGCTCTTTGCCGGACGCGGTGACGTGCAGCGCCACCTGCGACCAGTCGTACTTGGCCGCCGACAGAACGTCCGAAGCCGCGATATTCAGCGTGTCATAGCCCGAATAGCGCTGATAGGTGGCGTTCTCGGCGTAGCTCAGCGGAATAGCGATTTCATAACCGCCGGCATGGTCGGTGCGGATATTTCCGCGCTCCTTGAGCAGCGTCAACAGGGCGTTGTTATCGGTGACGTTGTCCACCACCTTGCGGTGATGCTTTCTCATGGTCGTGGTCACCATTTCCGTAAAGGTGCTGTTCGGTGATGGCATTTACTTTGGTCCTTCAGCTTGCGTTGTTTCTGCGCCAGATGGCCCGCAGGTCATCATGAAGCGTCGTGGTTCCGTTCTGGGCGATTGTGCCCCTGACGTTGATACTGCCGGCGCGCTTGGCCCGTGCAGCAGCTGCTTTCGCTTCTTCCAACCGCTTGGTTTCGGCTTCCTTCGCTTGGCTCTCGAGCAGTGCCTTGCGTGTCGCGGGGTTGGCCCAGCGAGCTTGCTCATAGGCTGACTGCAAAACCTCTTTGAGAGGCGCGGAAGGATTGTCCGCCGCAACGGCTGGCAAGAGGGCCTGAATGGCTGCAGCGAGTTGCTGTCCGTCAGGCTTGTCAGAAAAGAACTCGGTTACAGTCTTGTCGTATGCCTGCTGTTGGGCTTCGCGTTCGGCGGCATCCCGACCGTTGACGCGTTGCCCAACCTCACTCAGCTGTCGTTCCAGCTGGTCAATCCTGGCCTGTGACGCCTGCAATTTGGCGTCCCATTGAGCCGATTGGGGATCAGCGAAGGCATAGGGATCGCTGACCAGTGAATTGAGATCGATGCCTTTCTGTTTCGCGACGAACTTGATGAACTCGACGGGATCGCGCGCCAGTGCTTCGTCGGCGTGAAACAGATTGGAAATGTATTCTTGCGGCGGCGTCGTGCCCATGCGGTGCATGTGCGGCCGCACGAACTCCGCCAGGTCCTCGACCGCTTTGGCCTTCTGGCCAAGCTCAGAAATCTTCTGGTGTGCCTGCGCCTCGCGCTCGGCGATGTAGGCTTGCGCCTCGGGCGGCAGCTTGTCCCAATGGGCCTTGGCCTCAGCTGACCATGCTTGCGGGGCTGGCTTTGCCGTCTTTGCCGGTGTTTCAGCCGGTTTTTCCGCTTTCGCCGCTTCTTTGGCCGGGTCCGGTGCGGTGATGACCTTAGCTGCGGCTTCTTCTTTGCTCGGCTCAGCCGCTTTTGCCGGTTCGCCGTTCTTCGGCAGGAATTTGCCGCTTTCATCGCGTGGTGTCTGCGATTTGCGCCAGACGGCCTTCAGGTCGTCGCGCAGTTCTTCGTTTTCACGGTCTGCGCGATCCGCACGGCTTTCTTGTGCTGGCGGCTCTGCTTGGGTCGGCTCTGGCGCTGGCGCGCTGATCTCCTCAATCGCAGGTTCGGTGTTTTCCATTGATCCTACTCGTTCAATCCAAGCGGTAGGCCCCGCTTCTTGGCAAATCGTGCATTCTTGAACCCGCGCGGCTTCTTGCGCGGCTCAACCTCGACGCAGTCATTCCGCGCCAGATCCTCACGCCGCCATGAGCGTGACGTGATCGGCCGGCCATCAATCGGGGATGTGTATTCGGAGATGTCGCGAACGACGTAGGGGCAGGCGATGCCCCCTGATGTCTGCAACTTTTCCCCGGATCGCTTCTCGACGAATTCACCGTTTCGCCAGACGTAGGTTCCGCGTGCCATCAGCTCACAAGAGAAAGAAGGGTTGCTATGTCGTCTTCGTCCTCGGCGGCCCTGCGCTCGGCTTCTCGAGCCCGGATCGCTTGACGAAGCTCAGTCAACTCCTGACGCAACTGGAACAATTCGGCTTTGTCGGCCGTTCGCGACGCTGCGGCAGAAATCGCCGTAACGTCAGATTGGGTGACAGCCTCGGCGGGCTTGTCTTGCGCGGCTTCTGCGGCCTTCGCCACGGCTGCAACGGGCAGCCCTTTGGCGATGCGGTAAACCTCCCGCAGATGCTCCCTGATCCGGTCGTCTGAGTCCCTATCGTCCTGCTCGCGCTTGCGACGGCGGGCGCGGGAGTGGTCCGGCTCAACCCAGCCGCCACGGTTTGGCGCATAGGTCTCGACCTGCGTATAAATCAGATCGACGCTTTGCCCGACCACAGCAACAGTCGCGGGCTCAACGGTCAGCGTGTAAGCGCCGGCTGTCGCGAACGTCAGGGTTACGTCTTGGCCTGTGATGGCCACCGTTGCCGGCGTGACGCTCAGCTGCCGTGAGGCAACTAGGGCGACAGACTGGCCTGCAATCCCGACTGTGGCCGGCGAGGCGATAATCTTGCGGCCAACCGCCAGGCTGACACTCTGGCCGGCGACAGCAACAGTAGCGGGCGAGGCCGCGAGTTGTCGGCCCGCAGAGAGCGTGACCGCCTGGCCTGCGATTGCCACGCTTGCAGGACTTGCGGACAGCAGCCGCGCCGCGCGCAGGCTAACGCTTTGACCAGCAATCGCGACCGTCGCCGGGTCAACCGTCAGCGCGTAGCCCGTCGCAACCGGCGTATAGGTAAGCGTGACCGACTGGCCGCTGATGGCCACCGTTGCGGGAGACACAAGCAACTGACGACCGGCCTTGAGCGTGACGCTCTGCCCTGTGATGCCAACCGTGGCCGGTGACGCGGTAAGTTGCCGGCCCGCCCTGAGCGTTACGCTTTGGCCGGCAATAGATACCGTGGCAGGGTCGGCCGTGAGCGAAAATGATCCGCCTGCCGCCGCCTCTTGCACAACCGGCAGAGGCGCGCCGTTGACCCAATGCCTAGTAGCGCCTTCGTCGGTCGTGTCGTCAATCGACGAAACAGGCTGGCCATTGACCCAGTATTTGGCCGCGCCGAACGTTGCCATTAGCTTACAGCCCAGTCATCAACATTGATCCAGCCGGTCGTTCCGTCACAATCGACGACGACCTCGAACGCGCCGTCATCCGTCGCGGCGGCTGTCGTTCCGCTCAGCTGCTCCCACGTCCCAACCGCTGCGGTCATCGTGTCGAGCACGGTGTCGGCCGTGATGCCAAGAGCGTCGTTGCGCTTGACGACCAAGCGCGGCTGATTGCCGTTGTATGCCGCACCATCGCCGGCTTGGCTCTTGCGGACGTAGACGCTGATTGTCTTTGTGCCCGCGTCGTCAACGGCGACATAGCGCGACCCGGTTTGAACCTTGTTGCTGGCGTTGCTCGGCGTCAGCCTCTCGCTCGGCGCTGCTGTGTTGTAAATCGTCGAATCCGTGCGACCAGATCCGTATGTCTTCCAGTAACGATGATCTCCATCGGTCTGGTCGTGGCGTTGCGACGTGACAATCCCTCGTGGCGACAAGTTGGATTGAGTGCTGACCTCTGTTGACGCGCCGAGCTTGCAATTGTTCAGGGAAATCGCCCCGCTCGTATGCGTCAGACCAAGCACGATGTCAGAACTTGCCGCCGTTTTGATGCCCGACACCGTCGAAAAGTCGCAACCAATCAGCGACAAATCTTGCACATAGACTGACGCACTCAGATTTGTTGTCGTCGAGAATGTTGTGTCGCCGTTAGCAGTCACGTTGATCAGCGTGCCGTGACCGCCGACGTAAATAATATTGCCGCCGGCATTCCCAAAAAGCTCACCATTCTCAATGGTCGTGTTGATCCCGCTGAAGTAAATACCGTAAGACAGGTTTCGCCACGCCTTTATGGTGTTTATGTAGACGGATGAACTGCTTATCGTTATGCCGTATGATGCATTTCCGTGCACCGTCAGATTGCTAATCCCGCTTCGCAGCGGCGTCGTATCGGATTGCGAAATGGAAATTCCCGATGCGGTTGCCCCGACAACCGTCAGGCCATTAATGGTGATCCCAACGTCGAGAATATTTACGGCAACGCTGGTGCTGACGACGCGAATTATAATCACATCATTCAACACAGGGGCACCGGACGTAACAGCCACGCTCAGGGCGTTGGTGCCGTTTACATTCGCGCAATTATACATCACGAGATCATTCACCGTGATGCTGCCGGTCAGCGAAGTGCCGGTAAGGTATAGGCCCCCATCTTCGCAGTCGCAGATCGAGCAATAGTCCAGCGTCACGGTGCCGGTCGTCGTGGCTAGCTCGATACCTTTCTTGCTGGTTGCGTTCTCGCCGAGATAGCGAAACTCTACCCAATCGGCATTGATGTTTCCGCCAGCCGCGCCGTTGACATAGGACATTGCCGTTGTGGAGACGCTGCGCACCACAACATTCCGCGTGAGCAGAATAACCTCGGCCTGCGTCGGCGACGTTCCCGAGTGAGCAAACGCCAAGCCGCCGCCCGCGCCAGCAAACCCATCAACGGTCAGTGATGACGCGCCGGCATTGCCGTTGAGCAATCCCGTTTCGCACTGTGATGCCGTCTGCGTCGTCGTGGCGACCGCGATGCGATCGTTATCGAGCCAGCCGGTGTCCGTATTGACGCCGAGCGATGTTGAGTTTACGGCCTCGTCAGTGTTGAGCAGGCAGCGGTCAATGTCTTTGCCGATTGTGCGGCTTTGCCCCTGCAATACGGCAGTGCCGCCGGTGTTGACGATCAGACCAAACTCGCCATCGGTTGCGCAATCGAATTGCAGCGTGGCTGTCGAGTCTCGTGGCATCGGCGTGGCGACCGTGCCTTGATTGTACGTTCCGCCTTCCCAGATGTTGAGATTGCCCGACAACTGCAGAATGTAGGCCGTCGCCGCCGTCGTGCCCCACGTCAGGACGCCCCGATCGCCAATGTCCAGCGTGCCATAGTCCGTGGCCGACGTGCTGTCCATCGTAACGGTGATGTCCGTTCCCGTGGCCGCCGCCGTCCACTCGCCAACGATGTATAGATTGTCTGCGGCTGCTGCCGTTGCCGCCGTAGTCCGGCGCAGCAACCGCGTCCAGTTGCCTGCCGTTCCATCGCGGTAGACAGCGACGTTGCCGGCGCTGCTGCCTTTGATGCCGACTTTATAGTCCGTCCCGCCATCTAGTGTGAGCGTCGATCCAAACTTGAAGAACACCCATCCAGGGTCCGCGCCAAGGTCGTTGGCGTTGATAGTGACCTCTCGCGTTGCCGTCGTGCCGTTATCCTCTGACAGCGCAACGCTAAACGTACCCGTTGTAGTCGCTCGATCGATATAGAGGAGAACGCCGTCGACCACGTTGGTATTCGTGCCCGTGAACGCGCTTGAGTAGACATAATTGGTTGTCGTGACAGTTGACGCCGAACGCGTCGTTTGCGTTGCGCCCGTGCCGGTCTCCGTTAACGCCCATGTGGCCGCGCCCGTCCACGTTGACGAGGCGTTTGAGATTAGGTTGGCCACTGGTTAGCTTGTCACCTGCAGCACGCCGCTCGCGCCAACGTCGAGGGTCAGCGTCTCCGTATCGGCCAGGGTCAGCGATGAACCGTAGTCGAGCCACCCAACCAACGCGTCGGCCGGCGATGTTGCCGTGTCGTTATAATAGACGATATATCGAAACGGCCCGACGCTCGCACCAGTTGCCGTTATCACGAGATCGGTGTGCGTCAAGGTTGCCGTGCCGCTGGTTTCGGTATAGCCGACACCTGAAAGCGTGTACCCGCCTCCGGCCCCGGCCGTGTAGCCGCCGCCCGTGCTGATTTGCGTGATATCCGCCAGGATCGTATTGCTTGCGCTCGGGGCTGAGTTGGTCAGCGCGACCTTGAATGTGTGCGACGCGAAATTGTGCACCGCCTTGCCGATTTGCTCTGCCAGATCGTCAACGGTCGTAAACGTGCTGGATGGCATTAGCCTGCCTCATTAGCTGCGCCGATTACAGCGCCTTGAACCCGCCCCGCCTTGTCGCGATTGACTCGCACCGTCTTGGGAGCCTTGACGGCCTTCAATACTTCTTCGTTGCCAGCCTTGACCTCGTCGGCGATAGCGGCCAACGCCTGCACAAGCGCCGTTGCAACCGTTTCCATGGTCTTGGCTACGCCGGTTGTTTCACCGTCCGCAGTGACGCCTGAATCGCGCTCCGCCTCAGCCTTGATCTGCTCAGGGCTCGGCTGCTGGGCGGCTTGCTGCTGCTGCTGCATGAACTGCTGCACAAGCTCAGGCATGCGGTCCAAGGCGTCCTCAGCCTGCTTGCCGAGGTCAAACTTGCGGGCAAACGCCGCGTAAACGTCCATCATCGGAGCAATGAGCGTCGGCACGGCCTGCGCCATGGCACCAACGCTCTGCACAAACTGACCAGTGCCTTGGATAAACTGCGTGATCTGCTCAAGGCTGCGGCCAACGTCGCCGCGAACTGTGCTGTCCGTCTCGATATCGACGCGGAAGGCCCGCATGGCGTCCGAGCGCAGCAGCTGCTCTGCCGGCCGAACGTCGAGCCCGGTCATGGCCGACAGGTTTTCGGTCGAGAAATGCGTGCAGAATAGCTCGGCTTTCATGCGGAAGAGATCGCGAGCGAGACGCGCAACCTCTTTCTGAATGTGCTGGACGCGCAGACCCGCGTACTGCGCCTTGATCTGCTGCGCCGTGGCGGTTTCCGTGGCGTTGCTGGCACCGCGAACGATATCTGAGAGGCCCGTGACCTCGTAAATGGTCTGCTTAATAGCATCGCGCTGGACGTACAGCTCGCGCAAAGCCAGCACGGTCGGCTCAATCGGGAAGTGCGCGATCGCCTTTTCCAGACCACCAGAGCCTTGAGCAAACCGCGTGGCGTCTTCTGCGGGCAGATACGTGCCGTCGTCGGCGTTCTGCAGTAGCATCAGGTCTGCTTTTAGCTCGCTGTCATACAGGCCACGCACGCGCAGCTGGCCAATCAGCTTGGCGATGCGCTTCGTGACCTTGTCCAACTCGTCGAGGAGGCCGGAATAGATCGTGTAGGGGCAGACCGGCGTCAGGCTCGTCTCGCGCTGGATGGGCTGCAGCGGGCGCGGGATGGGGAAGAATCCGCTGAGCTGCAGCGGGTCTTGCTCGATCTTGAGCGGCTGCGATCCCTTCTTGTCCTCAAGGAAAAACACGAGCCCCGACTTGCGGTCCCAAACCTCATAGACCTTCGTGGTCTTGTAGACGCCAGCGTCTGGCTTGGCGTCCTCATCGTCCCGCTTGTCGCCCTCAAGCTTCACGTCATCATCAGGCGAGCCCGTCAGATCAGTGATTTCGTCGCGGGTCAGATCGTGCTCAAACGCAATCCAAGGCATCTCAGCCCAGCTGCGGGCCGGGCCTCGAATGTAGCGATCCCACGGGACGAGTTCGCAGGTGACTTCCTCGTATCCCTTGACCTCCATCGGCTCGCCGCCGTCAGGTCCTGGCTGCTGCTGCATGTGGGGCTTGTAGCGGACACGGACGCAGCTTCTGCCGCCGATCAGAGCGCCACGAACAGCGCCTAGCATCGTGCCGTCGAATTCGTACTGATCAACCGAGTAGGACAGCGCCCGCTCGATCACATCAACAGCGAGCTTAGAAATCGGGTCAGGGTCGTCATAGCGTCGGCGCACGTCAGGGATCGGCGTCGAGTTGTAAACCGCCGGAACCATGGTTTCGATGTTGCTGTGGTACATGTTGAACGAGACAGGCTTAGCGCCCGCCTTGGTCGCCTGTTCCTCGTCCGCCTCAAAGATCGCGATGGCCTTGGCCGCGTACTTGCGCCAGGCTTCCTCATCCTTCTTCGCCTTCTTGATCTTCTTCAGCCAAACGTCGCCCGGCTCCATCCCCTGCGCGACGGCTTTGGCGTCCGTTTCGATCTGCTGGCCTTCGTGCTTCTCACTCATCAGCCAGGCGCTTTCGGCGTTTTAGTTCGATGATTTCTCTCACCGTCATGTTGGGGCGAAGGCCATCCGCGCCGGCTTCAAAGACAAAGTGCGTCTTCTTTGGCTTCTCTGGCTCGACCAGCTTCATGGCCCTCCAGGCGATTGACAGGTAACGAAACCCGTCAGCAGCGTGTGACGTCCAATCGTGAAGCGGCCTATCGGAGAACACCGCGTTATCTTCGTTGAACTCGCTTCGGTACTGGCGCAGCGCGTCCAAGCCGTAATCCGTCCGGGTCTCGTCAAACCAACACTGCGGCAGCGTCTGGCGTGCGGCGTTAATGCCGTCCATCAGCGTGTGCGCTGGCACTAGCTTAGGATTTCGTCCTAGGGCCTGCAGCGTCTCCACTCGAGTCTTTCCTGTGCCAAGCTCTCTGACTTTTGCGTCATGCGGCACCCAATCGATGCCGTAGGTGTAGTCCTTGGCGTTGAGCATTGCGACGTAGTGCGGCAGCCCGTGGCCGTGGCTTTCGTAGAAGTCGACAACCCGGACTTCGTTGCCAACGACCTGAAAGAACCAAATGGCCGTGCTATCGCCAATGCCAAGGTCCCATGCCGTGTGCACAGGTATCAGCGGCTCAACAGAGACCGAAGTGATCCGGCCAGCCTCACGAGCCGCAATTAGCTCCTTGACGTAGTAGGCACCCTCGAAAACGGTTGCGAAGTCGCCTTCCCAGACGTGATCATATTGCGTCGGACGATCCCGCATGTCGCGCTGTCGTGTGCGCTCCAGCACTGCGGGAAACCACGGGTTGTCCCGCCAGTTGATCTCGACCACTTTGACGCGTGGGTCAGGCTGCCCCGTCCTAAACCGCCGATGCGTCGGGCTGCGCTTGCTTTCGGGGTTCCATGTGACCCAAAGCTCGCTGTCTTCCTCACGCAACGTCGGGATCAACTTGATCCAGGCCTCTTCGGTGACGGGCTCGGCTTCATCGACCCAACACAGCAGAATGCGAGACTTTGATTTGATGCTGTCTAGCGACCGATCGAGGCCGGCGAACTTGTAGGCAATGCGCCCCGACTTGGTGCGTATGAACTTCTCGCCAATATCGAAGTGAGCAAGTAGCCAGGGTTCAGACCGTATTGCAGCCTTGACTTCCTCCATCGAGGAATCGTCCAAGCTGTTCATGAACTGACGACCGCAAAGGATGATGCCGCTTCGGTTGGCCCTATCCCACATATGGGCGCGGATTGCGGTCATCTTGGCAAAGGACCGCGTCTTGCCCGATCCTCGCCCGCCGTAGGCCCCTCTTACGTCAGCTTCACCCGAAAAGACCGGCAGAAGCCTTGGGGGGAGTTCAACCTGTACTGTGCACATTGGGCGCGATCAACTCCACGCGCGTCACCGTTTCTAATGGGTTCTCAGGGTTGGACGAATGCTCAATGGCAGCCAAGCGAGGGTGCATGAACGGCGCTGCCGCAATGGCCATGGCGTCCTTGCGCTTGTCATCGCTAGACGTGCGCATGACTCGCAGCATGTATTCAAGTGGCGTCTCGCCGTCCTTGGACGCAGCAGCAACGATTTCCTGCGTGCGCTTCGTTATAGAGCCTGGCCTGCGACCTGCTCCTTGCCTCTTCCCGCCTCGCGACACGGCTTTGAATTCCTTTGATTAATTTCAACTATTCAATTCGGGTCAAAACAACGCCGTCCCGCGCCGGGTCGAGAGCGATCGTCCACCCAGGTATAGACCACTCCATCATATCCACCCCGGCAACGCGCTGCTCAAGCCCAGATACGAATGCGCTTTGTCTGGTGGCGTCAATCCACTCTCCTTGCACTTCCACTTGTTTGCCGGGGGCTGTTTCAAGGAACCAGACGGGGCGAGCTCCAGACTGCTTCATTACGCGGCTCCTAGAAGCCCCTTGACATGGCCCGACGTAGCCCATCGACGGAGAGCAGGGTCTGTGATCGTCTCTCGTGTGTGGATGACTGTCGGCCTATGGTCTGCCGGTGTCAGGGGGAGGGATTCGGGTTCGGCGCGGCGATTGCTGCGGCGGTATAGGCCCGCAATGAACAGGCAGAATGCAGGAAGGCCAGTGCCGGCGACTGCCATAGCGAGGTTTGCAGACTGCTCAGCGGCGGCGGTGATGTGAGGCGTGGGCTCGAGGCTGCCAAAGCCAACGAGTGTAACCGCCTTAGCCAAGAACTGGTTTTGATGCACCACGGGGCTGGACTTGTGCTCGGTCACTGCGGCCACGTCGCGAGCCTTAGCCAAGACGGCCTTCGTGGCCTCGATCTTGCGGGTCAGATCGGACTTTTCCTCGGCAATGGCGATCTTGCTGGCGAGGTCGTCGCGCTCCTTGGTGCGGGCGAGGCATTTGGCCTTGCAACCGCCTCGAGCGGCTTCCTGTTCAATGGCGAGTGTGGCGCTAGCGAGTTGAGCCCTGAGAGCGTCGGCAGTGACGGTGGCAGACCAGGCATTGGCGGCTTCAAGCTCAGCCAGGCGCTTTTCCCAAAGGATGAGTGACGCCTTGCCTTCCTTCACCTCGTCTTGGCGGCTGTCGTATTTGACGTTCTGGACGGCAGTCGTCTCGATGTTGTGGCCACGGAGGCCAGCGGTATAGCCGGCATGGCTGTAGAACTCGATGGCCAGCAGCGGCGCGCACAGGATGGCGATGGCGAGGGATGCCCCATAGCGCTGATCGGTCCAAGCGCGGTGAGCAGCCTCAGGGCCGAAAGCGGCAACAAATGTCAGGCAGGCGAGGAAGGCGGCGTGCTTCCAGCTTACATCAGCGCCAAATCCCCAGGACATGGCGGCGGCAACGATAAGCACCACGACACCGACGCGCGCCCATACGCGGCCGGTCGGCGCGAGGTCGCCCATCATGGCGCTGATGAATCGTTCGAATGCGTCAAAGGCTTTGCGCATAGCGGCTCCTAGTGTCTCGGGAGGTCGGCCAACGCTTCGGCGTACAGGTCGGGGATGCGCTCAGAGGCGAATTTGACAAGCTCTGCAGGCGAAATGCCGTGATCAAGCGCGAGGTCGATCAGGTCAACGAGGATGAGATCGGCTTCGTCGGCTTCGTGCTCTTCGTTTGTCATTTGTCGCGCAAAATACGCTCGATAATGCCGGCCCACGAATCCTGTCGCTGCATTGTTGGATGGGTGCCGTCCAACTGTTGCATGTTGCGATGCACGTTCAACAGGTCATGCCCTACAAATGGAGCCGCAGCCGGCACCGTAAGCAATTTCCACAGCCCAGGGGCGCTGAGCGCTGCACTGCTCAAGCCAAGCGAGCGGCTCAGGCGAGTTGCTGAATCCATTGCCGGGTCTTCACGCAAAGATGCGGTTTCTGCTCCCCAACCGCCAGCATCATATGCGGGCGCATGCTTGTCCGGCATGAGATACCCGGACCATTCACGCTGGCCATACTGGTCCTCAATGTCAGAAATGTACCCCAGCCCCCACTCACGGGGCACCCCAGGACGGTCAGCCATCTATTTGCCCCCCCCTCCAATCGGGTTTATGTTTTTCGGTGTCCATTTCGCCCGCAAAAGCAAAAGCGCCCGGAAGGCTGTTGAGCCTCGGGCGCTT